CTAAAAGCTGCGGACCCCATCAAGTACGAGTGGTATGACAGCTCGCCTGATGGAGACGGTACTCGCTCTAACGTAATAACTTCGGGCGGCTCTGCAAACGTATTTAACTACGGTGACACTGCAGTTCCTGTAATTATAGAAATTTACGACGATGCGCTAACATCTTCCACGTCTGCACCAGCAACAATTTTAAATTCAACTAACGGCCAGACAATAGAGATTATTGACACTACCTACTGGAACACGGCCGTAGGTGATTACACATTAAGCGAGACTCTCCAAATTGACACCCTAGAAAGAGAAATTCTCTCGGTGACGGACAGCGTGGAGACAGCAAATACTTTAAACACTACTCAAACTGTAGTGAGCGGTAGGGCTAAAGCATCGGTCCTTGTCGGGTGGATATACCTTGAACCTGGTGCCAATCAGATTGAATTTGAAGACACCTCTAACGCTTCTAGCAGTGCTAAATGTAAAGTTATCTACCGCTCTGGGTGGCTCTACTAGCTGGTAAAATATATAGGTAAATCGTAGGGACATAAAAATGACAGTAAACACTACTGAAGCAGTGGAGTACAGATACTTCACCACTGACTTGCTCACTAATACCCTGCTCGCTGAAATTCCATTTAAATCAGTTAACTATTCTAGGTCACTAGTCGAGGCTGGTCGTTTTTCTGGTGATGTGCCTATTATTGCTGACACTTACAACTTAGATCTATACAACACGACACTTCCGGGCAAAACAGCACTTTATATTGTTAGAAACAATGTTTGTGTCTGGGGAGGAATTATTTGGAGCAGAAACTACAGCCTAATTGACAAAGTCTTAAGCGTTAGCGCCTCCGAGTTTACTAGCTACTTGTCTCACAGGGTTGTATGGAAAACTTGGAGCTCAGACTATGAGGCAACTGCTCAGGTAGTTGATGGAATAGCCACCATAACTTTGTCTAACGGACAATACGGCTTCGAAGCTAATGAAGCCGTTTGGATTGACTGGGGCACTGACTACGCTAAATACACTGGGTATTTTACTGTAAACACTGCTACCACTAATGTTGATGGTAAGTCTGTAATAACAGTAGATGCAGAGTATGTTGACGCTACTAATACCACTAAAGTTATGCCGAACCTGACTATGGGCTCAGAGTCTCCAATTACTGTTCAAACTCGTCAAGATACTTACGACTACGCAAAAGATTTAATGCAAGAGTTAAATACAGATCTTTTTGACTTTGACTTTGCTAATGATGCAATTCGGCCCGGAATTGATTTATTCAACGAGATTGATTCTGTAGAAAGAACCAATAACGTAGCAACTTTAACTCTCACTAAGTCTCACGAGCTGGTAGAGGGTCAAAAAGTGACAATTACTGATGTGACTACAGATTCGGCATTCAATGCTAGCGAAGCCGTGGTAAGCGACATTGTCAGTAATAATAGTTTTAGTTATGTAAATACAGGAAGCGATGTTGCCTCTATATCAGAGACAAACTATGTCGCTAATGTTGTTTCTTTCTCTAGAGACTCCAACATTGCAACATACAACACCACATCTGCACATGGCTACACCGCGAATAACATTGTCTATATAGAACACGTTAGCGAAACTTTTGATGGCTACTTTACGGTTTATGATGTCCCGACTTCTACAAGTTTTAGGGTTGTCATGTTTGGATCTGACATTGCTCTCAGCTACACCTCTGTCTACTCAATAACTGACATAACTGGTGCTACTGGAAACGGTGTTAGCGTAACCTTTACTGCCGAAAATGACTTCACGGTCGGGGCGTCTGTTGCAGTCTCTAACGTAACGCCGTCTTCTTTTGATGGAGACTACTATGTAGAATCTAGAACAGACACTACATTTACTGTAGCAAGCAGCAATGTAGACACTTATAGCTCGGGAGGAACCGCTGAGTCGCAGCCTCCTAGGGTGACTCGTAGGGCAGCTGTGACTTACGGAACTTTCGGGGAGCACACGACTTCGGGTGATTTAGGTTTTGACTTCCCCAACGTTGCTACTAGTGGTAATTATGAAGCTAATCCAATAGTACGCGGATTTGAGCTAAAAACTGTTGCAGAAGTTTTAGAAGACTACTCGACTAAACCTGGCGGCTTTGAATATAGAGTTGATTGCAGCTACAACTCGAATACAAACGAGTTTAAGCGCGAATTTAAATTTTTACCCCTAGTTCCAGCTGAACTGACTAGCTATCTTGCAACGCAAGCAACGGGATTTTCTGGTCCTATACCAGTTAGTGCATACGGCGCTGACTCTTTAATATTTGAATACCCAGGGAACATACTAGAGGCAAGTTTAGACGAATCTGCAGAGGACGCGGCAACTAGGTTTTTTGTTAGAGGTACGGACGAGGCTCTTTCATCAGATGCAAGTCAGCCATATTCGGCTGCGTCTAACCACCTACTCCTGAATGACGGCTGGGCACTGCTAGATGCTGTAGACACTCTAGAGTCAATGGACGAAACTACTCTATACAAACAAGCTCAGCGTATGTTGGAGGAGTCAGTTCCTCCTATTGGAACATTTACTATTGGAGTTAACGGGTCTGCGTTTCCAAAACTTGGTGACTACAATCCTGGAGACTGGTGTACTGTCCGTCTTGCTGACGATTTCTTGATCCAAAGAGCCAGCAGTGGCCTAGAGCAAACTTATGACGATGGCAGCGGAATTCTTGTAAGAAAGATAGCTTCTTTCGATGTAAACGTACCCGACACTCCAAGTTACCCTGAAGAAGTAGAGCTAGAGCTAGTGATAGAGCCTTCAGTGCCGATTAGCGGAATAACTGTTATTGATGGAAAGGCATTCTTAGACTAATGGGAATTAGAAAGCGTAGAAAGAGACTAACTACTACTCTTAGTAGCTATGATCAGAGAATAAGAGCCGTAGAGCTTAGGCCAATATCCCTCCTAACTAGTGCCCAGATTAATGCGGCCATAGACTTAGGAATTGCCACCGCTGATGAGAACTTTTATATTGCATCATCTGCTCCCAACACATACACGCGAGTCGAGGATGCATATTACTACCCCAAAAAACTAACAGGAAAAGATGCCGACTATGTTGAGGTATACACTCAGCCAGTTCTTCGCAGTCTGAGCGAAAGCGGAAGAATAGAGGTTAGCGGTATACACGGCACTACTGCAGAAATTGTTGATGTAACTAGTAATAATTTTACTGTAACCGACACGGACACTTCCCCGTGGAGTGGCAGAGAGTCCTATGAGCACGACCCCACTCAGGATCAAGATGCAGGAGTCGTTATTGGATACAGCTACTCGTTTACCCCCGAGAGCCTAGGTCCGTCTACGTGGACAACTCGTAAAAGACTTGCCACTAAGTTCCAAATAAGCTCGTTTTCTATAACTGGAACTACGGTCACCGTAACAACTTCTACTAACCACAAGTTTGAGGTCGGCGATGTTATTTTTACAAGCATTAACGACGATGCAGCTAATAACCAAGAGTCTGTAACAGCCAGCGGAGTTGATGGAATATTTGCAGTTACAGCAGTTACTAGCAACACCCTAGAGTACGAACTTTCTGCAGGCGTAGACTCCCCCACGGGAACCATTACCCCCACTGCTGACGTATACATCTACCCAACTGCGCGAAACTGGTCCGCAGTTGGTGATACTTGGATTGATACCAGCACTAATCCCGACACTACCTATTATTGGACTGGTCTCCGCTGGGCAGAGTTTACCTCTAGCACTCAGGCGGTCGGAGGCGACAGTGTTGCCCCTAACGTTGTATCTAACGTAGCTGTAGTTTCTGCTGAATCTGGAGGATACACAGATGGTAGTGGGGCTCACAGGGCAAAGATAACTCTTGAATGGGACGCCCCCACTGACGATGCCAATGGAAACTCGCTAAATGATTTAGCTGGCTACGAGGTTTGGGCTTCGTATGTGTCGGGCTCCGAGTGGACCAAGAGTGGCCTTTTGAGCACAGAGACAACTTTCACTATCGCTGACTTAGATCCTGCTGTGACCGTCTATTTCAACATATTTGCTGTTGACACTAGTTTGAACAGATCTACTGCTGTAGCTTTTAACACCACAAGTGGAACTTTTGCAGGAACCCTAAATCCGCCAAGTGCACCTGACTTGTCATCGGACTTGGGGGTAGTTACGGCTAAGTGGGACGGACTAGACAATACGGGCGTCAATATGCACCCATCCGTTAGATACATTGAAACGCACGTCTCTGACGTCTCCCCCTTCACAACTAGCTCGAGCACTAGAGTAGCCTCTATGGCCGCTGGGACCGACAATTACAGCAGCATCTATCAGTACAGAGAAAGTAGCACTGGCGATTTGCTAGACATGCAATATGGTCAAGATTACTACTTTAAATTTGTTGCCGTTGATTCGGCTGGAAACAGCACAGGAGGGTCTGCTCAGACTGCAGCTAGAATCTCTCAAGTTGATGGTGCTTCCATAGAAGCGGGAGCAATTTCTACTTACATCCTTAACGGTGAAAGTATTAATGCCACTAGTAACACCAGCGTCTATGAAATTCAGTTGAATGCAAACTTCCTGAGGGCAGTACATAAAACTAGCGGAATAGAAACTTTCCGCATGAATAGTTCAGATGGATCTGTTCAATTAGGTGCAGGGATAACAAACACCACTATTGATGGTAATCAAATTACAGTCAATAATTTAAATGCCAACTCGATTACCTCTGGAACAATAGATGCAAACGAGATTACGGTATCAAACATAAGTGCCACCTCGATAACTAGCGGCACGTTAGACGCTGACAACATAACTGTTACTGGAACCATTAGCGGTAACATAATTGACGGCGGAACTATTACTGGTTCTACGGTTTCTGGTGGTAGGCTCACGACCACTCAAACCTCTTCCAAAAATATTGACATTGTAGGGTCCGACTTAAAGTTCCTATATAACGGCACTATGACAGCAAATATTTATGCCGACGCTGGTACTAGCACTTATTTGCCAAAACTCAGGATAAATCCCGTAGGAACTAGCAACAACGGCTGGTCCATGTTTATAGGCGATGCGGATGCAACTCTAATTAACGGGAACACTACTACGGTTGGAGTTGCTGGATCTGTTGGTACCTACCTGCCTGGAGGCTCTGTAGGTGCCGCATCGAGGGTAGGCTTCTATACAGCGGGCTGGGCCCTGTTTAATGAGGGCATTGTAATTGGTAGCAGTAGCTCGGCTGACTACGACACGTATAGGCTGTCAATCGAGAACAACAGACTAGAGTCAAGAAATAACTTTAGGGCCAATGCTGACTTAAACGTTGGTGGCACTATGTACTACTCGCCGCCTACAAGCTCCACTAGCGGAACGCCTTTGCATGTAAACGGCAGTAACCAAGTTTTTGCCTACACTTCTGCTAGTCGATTTAAGAGCAACATTCAGGAAATACAAATCACGCCAGAAATGGTAGAAGCGTTTCTTTCTGTACCAGTAAAACAGTTTAATCCAAACGAAGATCCTGACAATCTTGTTTATGGATTTATTGCTGAAGATCTTGAATCAGCAGGGCTAACTAACCTAGTTGTCTACCAAGCAGATACAGACGAAGCTGGAAACCCGCTAGACAGTTCTCTCCCTCTGTCTCTTGACTTCCACTCAATTAATGCCCTTGGTCAACACATTGTTCGTCAGCAAAAATCTCAGATAGAGGAGCTGCAAAATACAGTAGCAAGCCTGCAGGCTAGAATGGATGCTGCAGGTATCTAATGTATTCAGTAAAAGACGGCGATAGAGAGCTCCAGTTCAATGGCACCCTGCTAGCTAAATCAACTTCAGCTCGTAGAGGCGCTTACCGTTGGATAGAGTTTGAGCTCTATAAGACCGAGAGCGGTTCTTATATACTCTCTCGTATTGGTGTTTCTCTAATATTCCACGGGGCAGCTTGCACTCTAGTTTCTAAATATAAACTGACTGAAGCTCCTATATATGATTTAAAAAGGAATGCTACCCCCTGTGAAGAGTGTAAGCCAGACGACAGCTTAGACTTAGTATTTCCAGAAAAGTACAGGTACTGGGCTCAGGTAAGTAACAATCCAGAAGCTGTACTTGATGCTCTATACAAATATGACGACAACGGCGCTTACTATTTAACGAGTGTCGCGCAGCGTTTGCTGCAAGAAGCTGCTAAGGTGGATACAGACATTGCAGACGTGTACAATGTCGAAGTAATACCTTAGAGAGAGACAATAAATGACACAAGGGCTAGACGGAGTTCAACTTCATCTGGTTGACTCGGTAGAGAAAGCCCGAGAGTTTATTCATTGGCTGGGGGAGCGGCGTCCACTAAATGCAATTGCAATTGACACCGAAACTGGCGAGCTCCCCGGTAATCCTCGTAAAGACGCGCTCTCCCCTTGGCACGGACGGCTACGTCTAGTTCAAGTTGGCGATGGTATGACTGGCTGGTCCATACCGTGGGAAGACTGGAAGGGCGTCTTCTACGAAGCAATGGACAAGTTTGATGGTCCTATTGTTTGTCACAATATTGCCTTCGAGGCTAAGTGGTTTGACCAGCAGTCAACTTGGAAAGTGCCTTGGCACCGCTCTCATGACACAATGCTTATGGCCAAGCTCATTGATCCGCTGGGGTCTGGTGCTCTTAAGAAGCTAACTTCTCAGTATGTAGACGAGCAGGCCGCGGCGGCTCAGACTGTTCTTGATTATGGGCTAGTAGACAATGGTTGGACTTGGGGAACTGTTCCAGTCAACTTTGATCCATACTGGCAGTATGGAGCTCTTGACCCTGTACTGACGATGCGTCTATTTGAAATCTTTTGGGAGCAATGTGCTCCAGGTAAGCCGTTTAGTATGGCCTACGAGCTCGAAATGAATACTCGCCGCATTGTCACTCAGATGGAGCTCAACGGAGCTCGTGTTGACTTGAACTACTCGCAGAAAAAGTATGACGAGCTTATTGACTACACTAATCAAGTTAAAAAGTGGTCTTTAGATACTTACGGCCTTCCCATAGGAAGTAATCAGAAGCTTGTAGATGTTTTTGAAAAACTTGGCTCGCCTATAGTAGAACGAACAGAAAAGGGTCAAAAATCTGCAAGCGCTGACCAGCTTAAGATGATTGCACGTGACGGCAACCCAGAAGCTAAGCAGCTGGCCGAGACCACCCTGAGCTATCGCAAGTCCCTCAAGCTGGCTAATACCTACTTTTTAAACTTCCTCAATGACAACAATGATGGTTTAGTGCATCCGTCCGTAAACACCATGGGTGCTCGTACTGGACGTATGTCCATTCAGAACCCTGCCCTGCAGACCCTTCCTAAGGGCGATGACACCGTTCGCCGTGCATTCCTCCCTAAAGATGACGACCACGTAATCATCACTTCCGACCTTGACCAAGTCGAGTTTCGTATGTTTGCGTCACTCTCGAAGGATGAAAATCTTATTAATCTTTTTCATCGAGCTGATGCTGAAGGCTCTGACCCCTTTACTGAAATTGGTCGTGATGTCTATGGGGATCCGCATATGCAGAAATCTGACAAACGTCGCGCTCTAATTAAAGGCGTTGTGTATGGGCGTCTATATGGTGCAGGTGTCGCTAAGCAGGCACTTACCGCTGGCGTTCCTGAAGAGCAGATGCGTGCAGTATCTAACGCTTTCGACGAGAACTACCCTGGCATGCAGCTTTTTCAAAAAGCTGTAGAACAAAGAGGATTAGAGCGTCTAGAGTCCGAGGGCCTTGGTTATGTAAACACTTGGACAGGCCGTCGATTGCCCTGTGACGAAGATCGCGTTTACACACTAGTCAACTATCTGATTCAGGGCGGTGCTGCAGAAATTTTTAAATCTAATCTCGTTAAGCTAGACCAAGCAGACCTAACTGATTTGCTAATTGTTCCAGTTCATGATGAGATAGTACTTAACGCTCCTCGCAATGAAGCAGAAGAGGTGAAACATTTGGTGAAGCAGTGTATGACTACTACTGGAGGAATTTGGGACGTCCCGCTGACTGCAGATGCGGACGGTCCGCTAGACAACTGGGGCTCAAAGTATGCCTAGATATGTTTTGGCAGTTGATCCTGGCAAGATGACGGGAATGGCCCTATTTAGCTATGAGAGCGGCTCTGAGCCTGTTTTAGAGTGGTCTAAGGAGCTAGAGCAGCATGAAGTCGCGGAAGTCGTACGAGCCACCCTGTGGACAGCCACGATAAGACATAACGTAGATGTTGTTTGCGAGCGATTTGTAATTAATGCCCAGACTGTTCGTAATGCTCAGGCCCCGTATTCTCTAGAAGTAATAGGTATTGTCAAACAGTGTCTTTATGACAACGGAAAACCTATGGATGATATTTACTTCCAAGCACCTTCCGAAGCAATGGGCATGTTTACAAACGAAAAACTTAAGAAGCTTGAGTACTGGCACCGTGGTGGGAAGGGTCACGCACTAGATGCAATTAGACACGCTCTACTAAAATTAGTGAAATTAGGCTGGAAACCTGTAAGATTACTAAAAGACTAAAAATATTATCAAAAATATTGTAGTCAGAAGTTTTTTCTGATAATATAGACATAGTGACGAAATGGAGACCCTGTTGGGCGTTTTTGTAGAATTAGATGGCGAACACATCATTATTAACGCTGAATGGCGCTTAAAAGAGATTTGTAAGGCCCTACCTGGGTCTAAATGGGACACTAATAAAAACATTTGGCGTATTCCAGTATCTTGGACTGCGTGTCTTGCTCTTAGAGCTACTTTTGGCGATCAGCTAGAAATTGGAAAAAACCTTGCAGACTGGGCGTTTAATGAGAGGTCTACAAGAATTGACCCCGCCAATGCCCTAAGAGATGTAGAAGCGTCCGACAAGGGCGACGAAGACCTATTTCCGCACCAAAGAGCAGGCGTAGAGTTCCTCGCTACGGCCCGTAGAGCGCTTTTAGCTGACGAACCAGGTCTCGGCAAGACTGCACAGGCCATACGGGCTCTAAAGCGCCTACAGGACCGCGGAGAGCAGGTTTTTCCTGCCTTGGTCGTATGTCCCAACACTCTAAAAAGTAACTGGGAGCGGGAGTTTGATAAATGGTGGTCTGAAGTTGACGTGCAAGTAGTAAAAGGCACTGCCACACAGCGGCGTAAGGCTTTTGACCGCGAAGCACAGGTATACGTAATTAACTGGGAGTCCCTAAGAACGCATTCTAGGCTTTCAGCCTACGGACCAATTGCACTTGCCCGATGCACTGAATGTGGCGGCCATGACTCTAAGATTACAACCGCACGCTGTGAAGTACATAACCGCGAACTTAACGAGATAAATTTTAAATCGGTCATTGCTGACGAGATTCACCGCTCTAAAGACCCTAAGTCAAAACAAACTAGAGCTTTGTGGTCTGCATCTGGCGCGGCTGACTTACGATTTGCACTTACAGGCACACCTATAGCAAACAACGTCGTTGATTTGTGGCCAATTCTCCACTGGCTTGACGAAAAAGAGTGGCCGAGCAGAACTAAGTGGATTGATCGATACATAAATACCATAATTAACGCCTTTGGCGGTCTCATGATTCTTGGACTGAAGCCTGCCATGGAGTCAGAATTTTATGCTGGCATATTCCCCCGCATGAGAAGGATGTTAAAAGCAAAAGTACTTCCTTGGCTTCCAGAAGTTGTCCATGATCGTCGTGATGTCGAGATGGGTGCCAAACAAGCTAAGGCTTACAAGCAGATGCTAGAAAACATGATGGCAATGCTCGAGACAACTCCTGAAGAACGATTTGAGAACGGTGAACTAGACGCTGGCGTTCTTGATGGCGGAGTGGTAGTAGCCCCAAATCCGCTGACTCAGACTGGTCGTTTAGTTCAGTTCGCCAGTGCCTACGGTCAAATTGAGCTAGTTGATGGCCAAGAAAAAATGTTATTGTCAGACCCCTCTTGTAAAGTTGACGCTCTAATGGATGATATCAAGAGCGGTGACTTTGGCGAAGACTCTGTTGCAGTATGTGCAGTATCCCGCCAGCTCATCGAGCTTCTTAGTGCTCGCATGACCAAGGAAAAGATTCCACATGGTCTCATCACTGGTGCTCAGAGTTCTGACGAGCGTCAAAAAGCTATTGATGATTTCCAGTCTGGACGCATTAAGTGGATTTTGTTCACTGCCCAGGCTGGCGGTGTTGGTGTCACCTTGACAGCAGCACGCCGACTTGTTATGCTTCAGAGGCCATGGTCTCTTGTTGACTACAAGCAGGCTCTGGACCGCGTTCACCGCATTG